GGAGTTACAGGTTGCGCTTCCTCGGTGGCGGGTTGTTGAGTTTCTTCTGACACGTTTACCTTTTGGGCTCGGTTAGGAGATAGCTACTCAACGCTGAGTAGGCTAAGTGTTTAAATGCTAGGCGTCAAGGCGCTCAGAGTCCGGCAAGCGCTGATGCACCGGGATAGTGGCCTTACGTTTGGCCTCCTTAGATACGAACTCTCCCGTATCTAGCGACAAGCCGTGCTTTTTGTAGACCTTCTCCATCTGCCCCTGCGATGTAACCATGCGGTCAGGGTGCCGGGGGTGAAGCTGGTGGATGAGCTTGCCGCCGCTCCAGTTTCCCTCGATCGAGACGAATCCGCCCAGGCGTTTAGACCGAACATCTTGCTCCTCTTGCACGAGACCGCAGTCGGGGCAGGGCTCGGGACGGGAAGCCTCGGCCATGCGCTTGCTGACCTCGAAAGGGCCGCACTCGGGGCATCGGTAGGGGTAGAGCATTAGTAGGTCGTCTCGCCGATGCCGCCTTGGGGCATGGCTTGCGGGGTTTGGCCGGTGGCGAGGGCCGCCTGCATGTTGTTGTCCACCTCGCCGGGGCCTGCGCCGATGCCTGGGATGATGTCGCCGCCCTGGGCGGGGTTGATGACCTGTTGGCGGCGGGCCGCATACATGCGGTGCATGTCCAGGGCTTGGCGTAGAGCCATAAGCTCGTATTCGTCCGCGTTGCGGTTGACGGCCAACTCCTGCATCTTCGAGTAGTAGGCGACATACATGTCGTGCTGGTCGTCCTCGAAGACCGCGATCGGCTCCTGCGTCTGGAGGAAACGGATGTAGCGCTCCTCGGGGCCGAGTTCGATGGTCGGAGCGTCGAGGAAGATGTTGGCGTCCTCGATTCCCATGGCGTTGCCGAGTCGGCGCAGGGCTTCGCGCGTCATGCGCGGGATGCCGCCTTGGAACGCCTGCTGAGCGTTGGTTGTGACCGTGAGCCACTGCATGAGAGCTTGGATGTCGCCCGAGTTAGACAGGTGGCCAAGCTCGACGGGGTCTACGTCGAAGCTAAAGCAGGCCGTCATGGGGTCAGGGACGCGGATCGTGCGGATGACGCCGTTGGCAAGCGGGATTTCGATCTGTTTGCCGAAGATCCGGCGCTGATACTTGAAGCCGATCTGCGCGATCTTGGTCCACATGGCCGCCATGATCTCCAGGCGGTCCGAGTTGCGCTTGGAGGCGGCGTCGGTAATGGCCGCAGCCTCGGTTGCGCTCTTGCGGGGGTTGGTTGCCATGCCCCGATCGCTCGGAGAGACGCCCGTGACGTCGTCAAACAGGCGCATGTAGGTCTGGAGCGCCGCCAAATACTCGTTGAGCACCGACGATTGCTCCACCGGGCGCATCGTGGCGTTTACACCGCGCGTGTTGTCGTCGGGATCGACGCCGATGAACACGGTTCCGCCCGGAACGACGTTGCGGACGGCCTGAATCGCGTCGTCTTGGATAGCGTTCTTGTCGTAGAGCACCGTGTTGTTGCTCGTGCGCACCTCGCGGTCGATCTGAACCAGCGTTTGCACGATCATGCGCATCAGCGGTATCCACGAGAGCACTTCGGCGGCGGGAACGTCCTCGCTCGGGGCCGGATCGAGGAAGTTGCCAATGACCAGCGGGCATTCGGGGATGGTTTCCGTGCAGACGTAGGTGCCGACCGGGTTTTCGACGTCTTCGGTCAGGTTTGTCTCGGTCAGCGTCGGGTCTTTGCGGCGATTTCGCGTCACAAAGATCGACATGGGGCATCCTTTACCCTTGGTGCCGTGGTTAAACCCTTCGTGATAGCACTCGGTGACGCGCACGATCTCCCACGGGTGCGGGTCTAGCTGATCGCCGTAGTCCGGCTTCCAGTGATCGGGCAGATCGCCCCACTGCATGTCGTAGCAGTGCCATAGGAAGCGGCGGTGGAAGGGCTCGTAGCCGCAGTCGCGGGCCTCGACCGCGCTGTATTTGACGCGGTTGTAGGGCACCTTCTCGTGCTCGTCGTAGGTGACCTTGACGCCGAAGAACGGCGAGAGCAGACCATTAAACGCGGCTTTGCGCATGGCGGAGCGGAGGTCTCCGTGGTCGGTCATAATCCGCGTGAGCATGTTCTGCTCTTCGGCGAGGTGCGCCGCTCCGGGCACGCGAGCCTTGGCGCGGTAGCTCGGCACGCCGGGCGTCAGGTTGGCGACGATCTGGCGGATGCGCGAGAGGAACAGGTTGGCCGTCGTCTCGGGCGGGCGCCAGGACAGGGTCGAGAGGGCGTCGGGGATCGTGTGGGCTGGGATGCCCTGCTCGCCGATGATGAGGCCCGCCGCCCCGCCAAGGGGGTCGCGGCCCGTATAAATGTCGTTGATTAGCCGTTCGTTGCCGGTAAGCGGCTCGTGGAGCGCGTCGGCAGCCTCTTGCAGCAGCGCGTGCAGCGCGTTGGAGGTCTCCTCGGGCAGCTTGTAGGGCTTACCTGTTTGGCCAGTAGTTTCGATCGGGTGCATTTGTTGTCCAAACCTTGAGCGGATCGCGGCCAGCGTTGGGCTGCTTCTCGATTCCGGGGAGTTCGCCGCGCCGCTCGACCATGGTGGAGAGGAGAGCAAGCGCGGAGATGAGGTCGTCCGAGTTCGAGAGCGGGTATTCGATCAGGCGCTGGACGAGAATGTCTCTGCCGGGGAAGTCGTTGGGGAAGATGAGGTAGCCCTTGCGCATTGCCGTCTGCAAGGACATGAGGCGGAAGGCCAGCGACGAACTGCCGATCTTCTGGCCACGGATTTTAACGCCTTTGATCTTACCACGTTCCTCTAGCCACGGCGCAAACAGAGCTTGGCTGGCGACCTTTTCGATCCAGATGCTCTTGAGCAGCGGGTGGCTGGGGCAGCCAATGTCCTCGATCCAGCAGGCGGCGGCGTCGGCGCCTCCGGGGATCTCCAGGGCGCGCACTGGCACGAAGATGTTGCGGTCTGGCGCAAAGCCTTTGAGGCCCATGGCGCGGGCCGTGAGGACGCGCACAACGACGATTCCGTTGAGGTCGCCCGTTGTGCCGTCGATGCGGGCGACAGGGTCGTAGAGGAGGATTTCCGGCCCGTCAGGCAGCTTCTTGAGGGTGAGGTCAGGGTCGGTGGCGGCGGCGACGAGGTCGGGCTCGAAGATGGCCTCTTCGGCGGGGACCGGCTCGCAGAGGTATTGCGCGGAGAAGAAGGTGCGGCTGAGCGCGTCCTGCTTCTCCTTGATTTCGTCGGCGGTGAGGAACGAGGGGCAAAGCGCGTAGGCGCCGCCAGGACCGGGGCCTTTCTTGTCGGCGCGGTTGAGGACGGGGTGCACGCCGTCCCAGACGCCGAAGCGGAACTGCGACCAGTCCTCGCGGCGGGATAGGAAGCTGGTGACGTCTTGGAAGGCCCAAGGGGTGCCGATGTGGTTGATCGGCGAGTCGGGCGCATACATCAGGGGTTCAAGGGCTTCGATGAAGTCGATGACCTTCTGGCGGCGTGTAAACGTGCGGGAGTTCTGCTCGTTGGCCGGGTCGTCGATGACGGCGCGGGTGGGGTGGTTGCCCGCGAGGTTGGATTCGACTGAGGCGGCGAATACGGAAGGCTCACGGCCCTTCCCGGCTCGGCCGTTGATGTTGAACTGGTCGCAGGGGCCGGACTTGCGGACGTCGCCTTGGAGGGCAAGCCAGGGGAAGGCTTCGCGGACCGGCATGAAGAGGCCGGGCAGGATCTCTAGGTCGCCGTTGAGGCGGTCGCGGATCTCGCCGACCAGCTTGCGCGCGAGGTCAAGGGTGGCACAGGCGATGAGGTTGCGGGACTCGGGGTAGCGGAGGAGGTGGTGGCAGGTGTCGATGACCGTGATGAGCGTGGACTTGGCGTGGCCACGGGGCACGATCGTGGAGGTCTTGGGGCGCGAGTGGACGTGGTCCAGCATCCGGCGGTGGAAGTCGCCAAACTGCTTGCGGCCGGAGGTCGGCTCGCCCCGGTAGCCCAAGGCGCGGCCGAAGGCGATGGGGTCTTCCCAGATGGCGACGATAGCGTCCCGTATCTGAGCCGGTGTGTAGTCTGCGGCTAAAACCAATGCGCCGTTTATACTCCGTGATTCGCCGGGCAAGTGCAAGGGGTAGGGG